CCCCAAGTTCCTTCACGCATCATACGTGAATAATGTTTCCATACTGATGGTTTAGGAGGCCGATTGCCTACATTGTTATTTTCAAGCCACATGGATGCCATTTCAGGCGTTACATGTGTTTCTTGAAACGTATGTTGTGATTCTTCCATGTTAATTCAGATTAGAGTCTATGTTGTATAACTCCTGCAACCGCTCCGACCCGTCTGGATCGGTGCAGTCGCATAGAGTCTCTTCCCCTCGCTGGATCTTGCATCCACACTCAGAGCATTTCCATTCGTCACCTTCTCGTTTGATGACCCTCATAACAAGGTCAAGCAAACGTCCACTCACGAATAGGCCTTGCATGGGCTTGTTTCCGCTTTGACGGAACGTACCCTAGAGGTTTGAATCCAGCATTCTTCCGAAAGACTGCTCCCATTACTTTAGGATTGATTTCACTCGGAGGAGGACATAACGCCCATAAATCATCAGACGTTATGACAGGATTTGGATTGTTAATGCCACGCCTGGAGAGCAGATTAAACGCATATCTACGTGCTTCTGCGATCCATTCATGGCGTTTTTCTTCAAGGAGGTCCAATGCCTCTTCTCGAAGCTCTATACCTTCAGCTATATCATCCATTCATCAGCCTTTAAATGCATGTAACTTCCATTAGTCCCATCTGAAAAAACTTTGGAACCTTTGATATTTTCAAAAGAATCCCACTTTTCTGTGGCATACAAAAAACCTGACCAAAAGCATCTTTCATGATCTAAAGAAGAAAATGTAAAATGTTCTTTTTTAGAAATAATGCCATGCCCCCTGATTTTTTCTCGCCAAAAATGGACTTCAACTTCATAAGGCATTCTATCAGAATCCATCTGCATCCTGACCACCTTCTGCTTTGTCCTGGGCTTTAGGTCCAAAGTCCATGCGGTTGACAATGACTTTGATCTTCCGTTTCTTTTTGCCTGTTTGATCATCAACCCATTCATCCATGTCTAGTTCACCATCTTCGATAAGAAGGAATGAACCCTTTTTACAATGGTCACGCATCAACTCTGCGGTTTTGTTGAATGCGGTGATGTCGATGTAGTTGGTTTTCTTCCGACTACGGTTTTTGACACATAAGCTCCCCGTGCAGATGGGAGTTCCGTTTTTGCTCATTTTGAATTCGGGATCGAACCCAAAGTTTCCACTGATACATGCTAAATTCATTTTAGATTCCAGATTTCGATTCGAGGTTCAAGGCTCCAAATCTTCAGAGCCGTTTTCAGATAAACCACTGCATCTTCTGCGTATAATGCATCGAGAGTGGCTTTTTCTAGATTGTCCAGATCAGGACGTACTTGATGAGGCTTATGAATCCTCTCAGCTTGCTTGATCTTGGACAGCTTGGGCATCTTCATATAGAACACCAACCCAAGTTCTTCAGATGGAACAAATTCAAAATGCTCCATTGCCGAGCGCACAATATCCCTGAAAAAACGGAACCTTAGTACGCAAGGTCTTTTCGCCCATCGATCCCTTTGGGTTTCTCTAGGCTTTGGTATGGGCTTGTCCCAAATAGTGAGACAGGCCAAATTGTCGAACTCCCTACGCAGATGGAACGTATGAAACGGAAAAGTGCCCCAATGCACGGTAGTCCTTATCTCCTTCGGTTCGTTGAGTAAAGAGCCCCGAAAGGTATAGATACCCGTTTTCAACTTTGAGTCTGTAGACTCGGATGATTCCATCTGCAACGATTCCATGATCCTCCTTAAAAAGTTTCCAGTGCGGGTTGGATGAGGGCGGCTCTTCTGTTTTTTCGATAGTCAGTTTCTCCGTCAAACCGTTGGACGATGCTTTTCGTTGTGTCCGTGATTCTGCTTGTGATTTGCGCCCCATAAATCCTTTCGAGTTTATCTGTGTCTATGTTTGAAGTGAGTATCATTGGTTTCCCATTTCCGTAGCGGTCTGAAACGATCCTGGAAAGCTGTTCTATTTCAAACTCAGTGGCATTGTTTTTCTTGTCTGTACCAATCTCATCAAGAATTAAAATGTAAGCGTTTTGAGCCTTTTTCATGTGGTCTGTAATGACCATTTCTGAAGAATCGTCATAGACTTCACGAAATTGGGTAAGCCAGTTGGTCCATCGTCTGATAACAACGGAATGCCCCCTACGTGCGAAATCCCGTCCGATGGCACACGCAAGGGTTGTTTTGCCCGTTCCAGTTCCTCCATAGAAATAGGCAATCGGGCGTTCCTCAAACATGGGAACTAAGTCTCTTGGGAATTTATTTTTGAGGAATTTGTAAGTGTTGATTGACTCAAAAGAAACTCTTGAATACTTTTCCAATCCGCACTCACGAAGTTGGGTATCGAATTTGGCAAGATTGACATCTTCACTGAGAGTTTTGAGATCTTCTTCAAAAACCGTAGTGTTCCCGTCTTTGTCTGTATAAACGGCAACCTTGTGTCCTTCACTCGTTTCAAAGAAAGATGGGTCCTGGTCGATTCTAACGCCGTTTTTGATTCGTTCCTGTGCTTCTGGCGAAGCTTTTTTACTAAGCATGTCCAGGAACCACTTTCCATCGTCTGATTTTGAAGTGACGATGGTATCTTTGAGTTTGCTATATCCCATGAACTAGATCTGTGTCGTTTTCTTGGATGTAGTGATAAATTTCGTCAAGTGCATTGACTAAACTTTTGGAATGAACGTAATTTGAGTCTTCAAGAAAGTTTTGGACTTTCTCTATGGCTTCTAGCATTTCTCTGCGTTGCACTGCTTCCTGATCGTCTGGATGCTGAGATGGCACAATTTCAAAAGGATCGTAGTCACTCATACCAAGAGATTAGAAATGGAGTTATCCTCATCGATAAAAGGCTCGATGGATTTTTCTTTCGGACCTTCTAATTTTTTAAATTCCAGAAAGTATTCATTAGGACCTAATAGCACTGGTAATGCTTTGATGTGATTAGGATCTCTGTCACGAACACGTTTGCCAGGATCGGCACGAATGGATTCTTCCCCGTTGTCGTTGCTGTCGAGATAATTCTCTATGCATTGGAGAAGAAATGATTTGGAATACCCTTTTTTGATGAGCCCCTTAAAAACTTGCTCACCTCGTTTTTTATCCTTCTTTTTCGGGTATATATTATATATATCTAGATAATGATTATTATTATCTTCATTGGTATTAATACCTAATTGAGGTTTATTATCTTCATTGGTTTTAGTTATTGTTTCAGTATTATCTACATGAAGATCTTTAGGTTTAATATCATTCTCAGTTAGTACCAAGTACGTACTACGTACCTGGGACTCTTTCATGGCTTTCAATTCAGCATAGACATGGTTCATTGAAATACCCGTAATCGCTGATATATGGTCAACTCCGTAGATTCCAAGAACGTCTTCAGCAATAAGAATTCGGCGTTGTCTATCGCTCAAATTCATCTTCAAAATCGCTTTAAGTTTAGATTTCACCTCGGTCAATTCTCCGTTGGATAAGTGCCATTAGTTTGTCATGGGAAACACTTAAATTATCCATGTCCATTCCATGAAACCATTTGGGGTCGGTTTGGGCTTTTTCGTTAAGAAATTTGTCTAGTAAATCATCCAGTGCAAACACTTGTTCTTCGGTCAAAGTTAATCGATATCTGTTATGAGAAAGTGCAGTAGCCACAGTTCTTCAGGCGATAAGCGAACCCGTGTAATGGAAAATGTTGAAAACCATCACTGAACCGTTATCCAGAATTTGGAAATGAGGAACATTAGGAGATCCAGATTTGGACTACTGCACTTTGGGTGCTATTTCAGGATTTCTTTCATGAGATCCTTAATCGTATCGATTTGCTTAAATTCAGATTCGGTGATATTCCCTTGATCACGGGCATCACGGAATTGAAGCCAGAGCTTTTTCAATGAATCCAGATCGGTAATTTCCTGGGTCATTTTTCGAGCTTGTTCTGCAAACTCCTCATCGTTGATGCTTCCGATATAAGCTTTGAGCTTATCTTCAGGAGTAGGATCAACTTCGATTTTGACTTTTTTGGAAGCAGGCTTTGACTCTGCTTTTTTCTCAGGGGGCTTCGAGGGGGCCTGACTTTTGTCATCTCCATTTTTCTGGATTTCATCGGGGAACATATCCTCCAAATCCAAAGTAAAAATCTCAGACAAGCCAACAAGATTCAGAGTTGCATCAATGAATGATGACTTTGCGGCCATCTTGATACACTTGTTGAGATCACCGCCATCCTGGCGGAAAGTGCGACCCCCAAGACCTTCGGATACATGGATACCTTGAGCATTCATCAAAACGCATTTGATGATGATGTTTTCCAAAGATTTACCTTCGGAAGCGGCATCCTGGTATCTTTCCATATTGGGATATTCACGCTGAATCCCAAGCATTCCGCAGATCTTCTCTGCTCCTGGCTTCCAGAGTGATTTTTTGTTTTTAATAATGCCGTAATCAACGCCTTCGACGAGGTTATTGGCAACCCACTGAAGAAGTGATTGGCGGTTGGTTTCACGTTGCTGAAGACCCGATTTAAACGCCTCATTGGGCAGATCCATCGGGGAGTGCAAAGCAACAACATTAGTTTCGGCTATAGCAAGTTCAGAACTCATCGGCTGTTTCCTTGATTTCAAAGGTTTTGAGTAAGCGATTTCCAGATTTGGTGTCTTTATTTGAGGCAATTATTTCTCCATCTAAGCTCAATCCATTGAAGTTCTTGATGGACCCTCTTACGAGGTTCGAGTAAAGCTCAATAGAGCTTTCCAAAGTCTTCTTTTTTCCTTTCAGATCATGGAGGATTTTGACGTTAGTGATTTCATCAGAACTGGCTTCTGGGTACTCGGCTTGATTGACACTAGGATATGCCAGCTTCATATCCCGTTTCGTCTCAGGAGGAGGTAGTTTGTCGTAAACACAATCCATCCAGAATGCGTTTACACGATCTAAATATTTGAGCCCCATTTTTTCATACAATTCACCAAATGGGATTTCATAAACTATGGGTTTGGGAGCAATTACAATAACTAGCTCAACAGTTTTTAAAGGAGCTTTCCCATTCATTGGAGTTTTGGAATTAGCCCAAACTAAACCGTTATGAACACATTGCCATAAATAGTGCTTTGGAAGATCTTGCCAGTGATCAACTACATATTTAGGACTTTGAAATGTAGGAGCCTTAATCTCATAAATTTTTCTGTGTTGGGCGTTTAACCCGTCCAAATGACAGAAAAGAAAATTAGCTCCTTGGTAGAAAAAGGTTTTGTTTGGTTGTCTGATCTTATTTCTTTTGCAATAAAACCATTCCATATCGTTACCCCAGTGAACAAAATCGTTGTCCACTACTTCTGGTTCATCTAAGCCCATCTTGATTCGGGCTAATTCATAAGCACTCAAATAGGGATTATCTCCCATCACAGCACTCGCTTCAGAGCCACCTATGCCCTGGAGCCGTGCTTTCTGATCATCAACTGCGAAGTTCTTTATCATTTAACTTATCTATAAATGTTTTGGCTCGATCCCCCCTCACTGCCTCGGCAGGGGGGAGAGGGCCCCCAAGCCACAACTTTTGGAGTTCTTCAAAAGCAACTGCCAAACGCTTTGCTGTCGAATCTTTTAAGATGTCAGCAGAAGTTTGCTTTGAGTTTTTGTTGGTCATAATAATCAATACCGCTTATATCTCTGATTGGCAGGATTGCCAAAAATCTTCCGTTAAACCAAAAATGAATTTCATTTTTAGGCTTTATATGAACGATCATGTTTGATCCATAAGAGAGGTCGAACCAGAAACGCCAGCCATCAGGCATTTCTTCATGCTTTCGACATAAAATGTCTCTGGTTAGATTGAACTTTAGGATCTTTTTTACATGCCATTCGGCACGTTTTAGCAAGACGGGGAGCATAGATTTGATTTGAGTTCACTGATTCGATTTTCAATTCTCTGCCGTAACTCAGTCGTTACTTGAGCAGAGCTTCTTTTCCCAGATAGCACCTGACTGACGAATGCTTCAGATACATCCAGGTCCTTAGCGACTTGAGACAGCCGCACACCTTGATAAAAGTCGTAAGCTTCCTTGAGATTCATTGAAAAAATTATTGACAGGTTCATTGAGGTTAAGTAAATTAACTTAGCCTAGTGAAACTTATAGTAGGAATATTTCCTACTGTAGTCAACAATTTTTATACTCAATGATATTAATCATTTAACTAAGAAAGGTTGTTATGATAAGAAAAAATCAAAACATAAGTGGAAAATCTAAAAATAATTGGTATCCCACTGATTATGGATATTCATGGAATGGTCACTGGCTCATGGCTGGCGATGGTAAAAAACAAGTTCTTTATGGGTATCTTCATGCAGGAGGTGCTTTTGGATAGAAAAAACACGAGACTGATACATCGGCATCCGCTGATGTTTACGCCTCCACCTTCGTACAGCGGTGACTTATTGGCTCGACACCACCGCTTTAACAACTCAAAGATCAGCCAAGAAATCAGTTCATCTTCCAAAGGTGGTAGATGGGACCGCATGGTTCTAAAAGCAAAAAGTCTAACTGGAATTCCTCACAGTGCTGTTTTTCAGGGTATGTGGAGCGGTTGGGGCATCACGATCAGGACCAAAGATCAGATGATTTGTGGAAACACAGCATTGTTTTGGACAAAAACTTATACAGAAACATTGCAAATTAATGTGCCACCACCTATATAACTCATTTTTGAAGCCTAAGTCCCGATACACAGGGCTTAAAATTGAGTCGGTGTCAGTTCTATCACCTGACAATAAACAAAAACTCCAGGCCGACCTGGACTATCAAAAACGTGAGATATAAATATGGACATAATTAAGATCTTGGATAAATTGAAGAGTCATCTTCGAGTTCATACAGATGCAGAAGTTGCATCGCATTTGAAACTAACGAAACAGGATTTGTATCGTTACAAAAAAGACGGGAAAGTTCCGTACAACCATTTAATGGAATTTTGCAAGATGGAATCAGTGAGTGTTGATTGGTTACTCATGGGAAGAGAACAAGTGACTGATTCTGAATACAAGGAAAAATACATAAAGCAATTGGAAAAAGACAACAATCGTCTTGAAGATGAAAACCGCATGTTGATGAATGTCATAGAACGATTATCAAAAGGCGGCATTAACGAGCAGGAAGCTCAGACAATCCTTGAGCAGATCACCAACTGACCAATATGTAGATGAAAGACGTGGGATCGTTGTAGGACGGTTCCACGATCTTGGTAAGCCAGCCCCACGCAAAGACCTTTGCACTTTAGAACATCTTATTTATGACGATTCTGGTGATCGCAGAAGAAAGCGATCCAAGTCTGAACAGACTAGAATCATCAAGCAACTTTGGTTAAAGAAATACAAAGAGATTGTAGAAGGTTTCAAACATGAAAAACCAAAGCCTCAAAATATATCACTGAAAGAAGCAGCAGATGAATGGATATCAGTTGTAAAGAATCGTAATTCTGAAGAAACTCATAAAGCCTACCTGAAGACTGCAAACAAGCTCTTAGAAGAACCTGATACGTTCAGGAAACTGTCTGATATAAACGAACAGACCATTGCTAACTGGATTTATAAGTATTCTCAGGATCACACTCCTGGTGGAACGAATAAGCATATTCGACAAATCAATGCATTCCTTAATTATTGTCAGAGACAGGATTGGATAAATAAAAAACCAATTATTAAGGAAGTTAAGGAAACAATTGGGAAGGTTCAGCCCTACACACCACAACAGATGGATGCCATCCTGGCCCACCTGGAATCCCTGGAAACCCATAATAAGAAAACATTACTTCGTGCTTATTGGATGTTCAGGGAAACAGGGATGCGTAGGTCTGAAGTATGGTCCTTACCGCTCGATGCTATTAAATCTGGCAAGATCTTCTTGATGGATCAGCCAAGACTCAGGCACATGCTCAAAGGTCGGCAGGAGAGGACGATACCAATCACTCATCGACTCCGTAAGTTCATGCTCGGTGACGTGCGAGGCCATGAAGAAATCTGGTATCTCGATTCTGGTATCGGTGGTCTCTATTACGGTGCGCCATACTCGCTTTCTGCCGCTTTTAAGAAAGAAGTGTTGAAAGCAATCGGGCCTACTCAAACTAAGGCTCTTCACGGAATCCGTGCGTTTGTAGTCACTTCCCTCCTCGCTCAAGGATATGATATAGGGACTGTCCGTCATATAACTGGACACTCGGACGTTTCTGTAATTCTCAACCATTATTTGCATGGAGACTCCTTACCTGTGAAAGATGCATTAAACTCTCTTCCTTGACGGAATAGCGTTTACATAGCGTTTATGAGGTAATATTTTAGGTGAATACCTAAAGAAAACAATAACATGGTAAGGGATTAGGAATCCCCTATTTTATCCAGTTAAACTACGGGAGCGTGAGCATTTTCAACGTATAAACATTTTAGAAACTATCGTTTATATCGTTTATAACTCATCTGAATGACATTATATCGTTTATATAGCGTTTATGAAATAGCACCTTTGACATAAGGAGCTAATCCGTATTTTTCAATGTAGTGATGCTTTTTATGCTGTTCATAGCCTGCATTGATACGGTTCAGGTAATATTCTGCTGTTTTAAAGAACTCCTGCCATTCTTTGACTTTTTCATCTAATGCTTTTTTATGCTGAACTTTAGATGGGATCTTGGGGTCAGGGTATAAATAGTCATAAGCTATATAAGCTCCTTTAGGAAGTTTCTCATAAGCTTTTTTTAAAAGTGTTTCCCAAAGTAATGAAAATGCACATGCATGTTTATGTGTGCAAAACATAGGTTGCCCAAGTTGCATTATCAGTTCTCCATCTATGAAGAATCCGTAAATGAAATGATATTTCTGATTTTTAGTCATATAGCGTTTATGGAATAGGGGTCAAAACGGCACTTCTTCTTCATCTTCTTCTTCTTCTGGTTCCAGATCTGACAAATACCAGATATTTAGATCTTTGATCCAAGCAGAATTGTTTTCGACATTTGAATCTGACCAGCGCCAAGGCTTGCCAATATACTCATTGAAAAATGTTTCAATGTCATCTAGGCATTCTTCTGGATTTGGATTTACATGAACTTTGATTGTAATCTCTTTCATATAATCTTTTTGATTAGAAATAAAACAAAGGACAATAAACCGCCTGTGAATGCTCCTGTTACGATACCCGTAGTAGAGCCACTGAATAGCCAGATCAGGAGGGCTGTTACCGCAAGATC